GAATGCTTCCATTCCATGATCGGTGGAGGTCCAAAGGCCGGTACGAAACAACCGCCACCTGATGGTGGCGGCCTTCTTCTTGGTGGTCCCTCAGGGACTCGAACCCTGGACCCTCTGATTAAGAGTCGCCTGTTCGCTCGTATGGAACCCAATGGTGGCGCGGGTTTGAGCTGTGCGTCCGGGTGACTGTACAGCCGGTGTACAAGTCACCCCCCTTTTCTCAACTGCGCGGCCAGCCGGTCCTGGGCGCTTTTCTGCTGGTCAAGGTCGTCCTCGATGTAGTCCCGGGTGGTGGCAACGAAGCGATGCCCCATCATGGCCTGGAGGTCCGACAGGGCCGTCCCGGCGCTGGCGTGGCGCGTGGCGAAGCTGGCCCGCATCCGGTGGTTGCCCAGCGTCCCGGTGACGCCCGCGGCCTTCGCGCCTCGGGCCAGGGCCTTCCTGAGCCAACCGGCCGGGTGCGGCTTGCCGTCCTCGCCCGGGAAGATCAACCCAGACACCGTGCGCGGCAAGGCCAGGATCCAGGGCAGCACCCAGTCGGGGACGCCGATGGTCCGGGGCTTCATCCCCTTGGCCTTGCCGACGATGTATTCCCGGTTCCCCGCGTCCAACCAGTCCCAGCGGGCACCCTCGACCTCGGCCTCGCGCATCCCGCAGCCCAGCATCAGGCGCACGGCAGCCCGGACCTGGAAGTCGGCGAGCTGCGAGTGGCGGGTCCAGGTCTTGATGCAATCGACCCCCCGCAGGAAGTCATCCTGGGCGGCGATCTTGACGACGGGCTTGGCCCGCTTCTCCACCTTCAGCATCTTCTTCTTGTAGGGCATCCCGGGGATGGTCTTAAGGTCCACAGCCCAGCGCATCCACAGTTTGAGGTAGCGCAGCACCTGGTTGATGGTGGCGTTGCTGTGGCCTTCTTGGTAGTCAGCGATCCAGCCGTCAACCCGGTCCAGGGTGATGGATGGCAGCGGTAACTTGACCAGGGCACCCAGCGCCGCCTCGGCGTATCGGGCCGCCCGGACATGGGCCTCCTGCTTCCGGTGGAGCGAACACCAGCCGTCGATCAGCGCCGCCAGCGTGGGGGCTTTCCCGCCGCCGTGCAGCCCCAGGACGATCTCCTTGAGCACCTGGTCGTAGACCTCCTGGGCATCGTCCCGGGGGCCGACCTTGAGCGGGATCTGGTAGAGGTGGCCGGAAATCTGCTTGCGGAGCCAGTAGGACTCGCCCCGCTTGAACAGGCCGTTCCTGCGCTTGGCTTTCTTCCGGGCCACCATGTGCATGATTTTATGCTCCCTTTTTCAGGCTGGAACGGAAAAGATGGTCCCGGACCTGCTGGGACAAGGGGGTCGTGGCCGTGTCCTGGCCCAGGAGCCACGCCCGGACGTGGGAGAACACGAACCGGGGTTTCTTCCCGCCCTTCGGGGCCAAAGGCATCCCGTCCCGAATCCACTGGTGGACCCGGGCGGGACCGGCATGGATGCCCAACTCGTCGCGGAGCTGCGCGATCAATTGGCGCTGGGTGAGGAGGGTGGGCATGGGGTCATCCAAAAAGAAGGGTGCGCTCGAAGGTCAGGTGAAGGTGCTTGATGATCCGGCCCTTTTAGAAATTCGGTCGGTGCCCAGCCTCGCAAAGCTGGTCCGTCTCGCAAGCGCCTTTCTTGAGGTCGGTGGAGAACCGCTTGCACTCGTCGCAATGGTGGATCGGGGTCTTTGGCATGGCATCACGGCTCCTGGACAATCGCTCACACAGCCTTGCGGAGCAACGATGGTTTGATGGTCGGGCACTCCGGGAAATAGCGCCGGATGATGTTGGACTGGGCGTCCCAGGCAGCGTCCCTGGCAGCGGCCCCGGCAGCGGCCCTGGCAGCGGCCCCGGCAGCGGCCCTGGCAGCGGCCCCGGCAGCGGCCCCGGCAGCGGCCCCGGCAGCGGCCCTGGCAGCGGCCCCGGCAGCGTCCCCGGCAGCGGCCCCGGCAGCGGCCCAGGCAGCGGCCCAGGCAGCGGCCCAGGCAGCGGCCCTGGCAGCGGCCCAGGCAGCGGCCCTGGCAGCGGCCCCGGCAGCGTCCCTGGCAGCGGCCCAGGCAGCGTCCATCTCCTCGCGGGTGGCATCTCCTGCCGCAAACCTACGGGCGCACTCGATGGCGAGGCGGGGCCCGTCCTCGCCAGCGGGGACGAGATGCAGTACGGCATCGGCAAAATCACAGGCCACCAGGCGCAGCCGGGGGTCATCACGGTCCAGCGTGGTCCGGGCGATGAGCCAGAGCATCCAGTCGCTCCGCTTGCAGTTGGCCCAGGCGGTCTGGAGGTCGGGCTGCGTTTTGGCCCAGGGGGTAGCCTCGTTACAGGCGTACAGGCGGGACAGGATCGTGGAGAGTTTGAGTTTCATGGGTTCCTCGGAATGGACAGTTACAGCAGTTCGATGTGGCTGGCGATCATCGCGTCAATCTGGCGATGGTGTTCCATGACGCAGCCCTCGCAGAAGTCCCCGACAAAGCCATACATCTCTCCGTGGTAGAGGCTATCGAGCGGGGTATCGTCACCGCACCCCTGGCACAACTTGGTTTCGATGGGCATGGCTGGCTCCTGGACAAGATCAGGCGGTGGCCTGAGTGGGGTTCTCGATGCGGAATTTCTCAGCCTGTGCCAGCGCAGCGCAGCGGGTGAACTCGAATGCCCGGACCCGGCGCTCGCACTTCTCGGAGCCATCGTCGGGGAACTCCTCCTCGTTGGACTGACGGATCCCCATGGCATCCCAATCCTCAACAGACTTCCAGAGGCATCCCATGCGGACCCAAGGAACGCCCTGATCCGTCACGATGGCCCAGCACTGGTAGTTGTAGAGGCCGGTGAACACCTCTAGGCAATGGATTTTCAGGTAGGCCCCTCTCAGGTCGGTCCCGCCCAGGTCGGCCCCGTCCAGGTAGGCCCCTCTCAGGTAGGCCCGGCTCAGGTTGGCCCCGCTCAGGTTGGCCCCGCTCAGGTCGGCCTCGCTCAGGTCGGCCCCTCTCAGGTCGGCCTCGCTCAGGTCGGCCCCTCTCAGGTTGGCCCCGCTCAGGTTGGCCCGGCTCAGGTTGGCCCGGCTCAGGTTGGCCCCGCTCAGGTCGGCCTCGCTCAGGTCGGCCCCTCTCAGGTTGGCCCCGCTCAGGTTGGCCCCGCTCAGGTTGGCCCGGCTCAGGTTGGCCCGGCTCAGGTTGGCCCGGCTCAGGTTGGCCCCGCTCAGGTCGGCCTCGCTCAGGTCGGCCCCGCTCAGGTCGGCCTCGCTCAGGTCGGCCCCTCTCAGGTTGGCCTCGCTCAGGTCGGCCCCTCTCAGGTTGGCCCGGCTTCCGCCTTCCTCATTGCGCAGCCATTTTGTGTGGGCCTCCAGCACGGATTTGATTTCATCAGGCGTGTAGCGTTTCATTTTGGCTCCAGAGGATGGACAGAATTAATAGCGGTTGAAGATCCAAACCCAGCCAAGGCTGAGTTGCCAGATTTCGCCGTCATAGTAGGTGCGGTCGATCCAGAGCCGGAAGTCCCTACGGAATCCCACCTTCCATTCGCCGCGCAGCATGTAGTAGAGGGTTTTCACTGGCAGTCTCCTGGACAGGACATCAGTGAGTGAGGTTGTCGGTGTAGGTAGGGGGCGGCGGGGCGCAAGCAGGATGGACCTCTCGCTCTGCCACGATGACAACGGTTTCGCCCCGGTAGATCGGTTTGTGGCAGACGGGGCAGATTTCGGTTTCCATCGGTGTCCTCTCGGCAGAGGATGGACATTCGGTTACGGGTTGAGGGCGACCCAGGTATCCAGGACTTCAAGCAGCATGTCCCGGAGTTCCTCGGCTCCCTTATCGAGAGGTTCGCTGGTGTTGTAAGCCCTCATGAGGCTGTCCACCAGGGCGAAGGCTTCCGCATCTTCTTCGTGGTGTTCAAGGATGAGCCACACCCGGAGGCGCTCAATCGGGGTCAGGGATTCATCGGTCATCGGAGCCCTCCTGGACAGTCGTTGAAAAGGTGCTGGTGGTAGCCGTGTTTCTCGGTGCTACTCCGAAATGGCATCGCTCGACAGAACGAGCACCAGCGCGGGTTTCGTGGTTCGGGCTCCCATAATTCGGAGGAACCTTAACCTGCCTCGCCCAGCACCGCCGGGTCGCCCTCTTCGAGCAGCCGGACGCACATGGCGATGGTCTGGATGATCTCGGCGTGAAGCTCGGCCTTGGTGCCCTTCCCGGCCCGCAGGTCCAGCATCGCCTTGACGACCTCGCCGGACTCCTCAGCCATGGCCAGGGTCAGGTGGTCGGGTTTCGGGAACTTGGCGCGCGCCCGGGCCAGTTCGTCCTGGACCAGGGGGAGCCACGCCGGCAGCAGGGTGCGGGCATCGGCCAGGAACCGGAGCAGCTCGTCGGAGGGGGCGAGCTTGACCATCAGCTTGTCCATGGCCTGCGCCTTGGTCGGGGCGGCCAGGGCACCAAGGTCCACCTGGACGCCCTTCGGCCCGGCGAGGATCTCCCGGAGATCGGCGGGAGTGGGAGCCACGTAGGGGCCCGGCGCGTCGTTCTTGGGGGGCAGCTCCACGAGCCGGGTGCCCAGGTCCCTGCGTTTCGGGTCGGGCAGCGCGGGCAGCGGCTCCAGGGCCGGCTCGACCAGCTTCATCGACTTGGCGATGATGGTCACGTTGCTCCGGGCCTTCGACGCCAGGTTGCGCAGTTCGCGGTTCGCGGGGTCGGCCTTCACGTTCTCCAAGGCCCGGGCGTAGGCTGCCACCCGGGTCTCCATCTTCTCCTTCGGGGTCTTGGGGGTCGGCACGAACTTCTCCTTGGTGGCGGCCGGGGCCGGCGCAGGTTCAGGCTGCAACTGCGGGGGGGGGGCGTCTTGCGGCTTGCCGAGCTTCTGGATCTGCATGATGTGCGCCTCCAGCAGCCGGGCGCGGATGGAGTTGTCCCGCTGCCAGTGGTGGACGGCCAGCACCTCCTCGTCGGCCGGGCGCGCGTCCATGATGTCGGCCAGCTCGGCGACGGCCTCGTCTTCGGTGAGGGTCGAGACGGGGGGTTTCATTCCAGCACCTCGGCGGCCCGGGCCAGGAAGGCGTCCCAGGCCGCGATCATCAGGGCAAAGGCCACCTTGTGGCGACCTTCAAGGGGAGGGTCGATCCGGATCACGCGACGTCCTCCCCGGCCAGCGCCTCGTCCAGGGTCAGGACCGGCAGCCCCAGGGCGGTCGCCAGCTCGCGCTCTTCGACAGCCCCGCGCGACTCCTCCCAGCCGGGCAGGAGCACCAGGCAGTCCCGCTCGGGGGTCATGCCCTGGATGGTGGAGAGGCAGCGGTCCATGGCCTCGTCCCAGGTCACCCGGTGGGAGCCGGCGGCGTGAGGAACGATGGGACGCCAGCCCTTCTTGGTCAAGGCGCAGGCGGCCTTGAGCGCGGCGTAGATGTTCTGCACCTCCTGGGTGCGCGTGGGGGCCGTGTAACGACCGGCCACGTAGACCTGATGGATCATTTCAATCTCCAGTTCTGAAGCAGGCAGATGACGAGGATCGCGCCCAGGGCGAGGACGCCCCAGACGAGGTCCCAGTTGGTGAGGAAGATGGCGGCGCGGATCTTCATGCGACCACCTGCAGGTACCCTTCCAGGAACAGCCACGCCTGGGTCCGGTAGGCGGCCCGGTAGAACATGGTTCGACGCTCGGCCAACGGGAGGGCGGGGCCGCCCTCGGGGCGCCCGTCGATCCGGTGATGGCAGGTCGCGCAGCAGTAGGCCAGCACGTCGTGGGCCTTGTGGCCGGCGCCGTGGCCGTCCTCCAGGGCGTCGGAATGGCAGCCGACCATCTCGCCCTCGCTGCCCCCGCCGCAGGACATGCAGCGGGGGGCGAAGCGGGCCAGGTCGCGCAGTTTCTGGCTGCGGAAGGCGGGGGTCTTGGGGTGCGGGCGCATCAGTATTCGATCCGGATGTGGCGCACCCGGCCCATGGCGATGGCGACGATGACCTTCTTGGCGGCATCCTCGTTCATGCCGGTCATCTTCATGAGGTCGGTCAGGGCCTCGCTGTTGAAGGTGGCGCGGTGCTCCTTGTCTTTGGTCCGGGCGGCGGTCGCCTCTTCCTCGGCCTTCTGGGCGGCGAGCTGCCGCGCATGCTCGCGCTCGGTGGCTTCCTGGGCCGCCTTGGCGACCCGCTGGTCGGCAAGTTCGCGCTCCCGGGCTGCGCGCTCCAGGTTCTCCTGGCGCATCTGGGCGGCCCGGGCCTCGGCGGCGATCCGGTCGGCCTCGGCCTTCTCGGCGCGGTCCTTGGCCTCCTGCTCCCGGCGCGCGGCGGCCTCCAGTTCGGCCTTGGCGGCTTCCTGGGCCTTGCGCTCGGCCTCCTCCTGGATCCGCTCCTGGGCCAGCCGGTCGGCTTCAATCTTGGCCAGCCGGGCGGCTTCCTTTTCGGCGGTGATCTGCCGGTCGAGCAGGATGGCGAACTCATGGGAGTTGGCGATCTCCAGGGCCAGGGCCGCCTGGCGCTCGGCCTCGACCCGGGCCGCCTCGAGGCGCTCCTGCTCGGCTTCCCAGTCGGTCAGGGGCTTGCGGGTGTCCTTCTGGAGCCGTTCCAGGAAGTCCCAGGCGGCTTTGCCATTGGCGTCCACGAGCTTGGGCTGCTCCTTCAGCTTCCGGTTCAGGGCGACCTTCTGCTCCTCGATGTAGTTCTTGGCCTTCCCGACCTTGAAGGCCAGGGACTTGATGGCCTCCCGGCCCTGGGGAGTCCCCGGGTCGAGGATGATGCTGCGCACCTCCTGGGCCAGGCGCTCCAGGATCGGGGTCAGGGCGCCGGAGACGGTGAACAGCTCCAGTGCGTTGGCCGGCTCGATCTTGACGAGATCCAGCGGCTCGATGGTCCCCTCCAGGGGGGCCGAATCCAGGGCGCTGGTGCCTTCCGTGGCCCAGGGGACATCGACCGCGCGGGGCTCCATGACGGTGATGGGGGACTTGCCGCGGACTGCCATCAGGCCGCCTCGCCCATCTTGGCAAGGGTGTCGTGCAACTTCTCGCACTCGTCCAGGAACCGGGAAACCTCGTTCTGGATCTCCTCGATCCGGGCCTCATCGCGGGGGAACCGGCAGATGTAGAGCTGCAGGGCCTCGGACAGCCGGGGGTCGTAGGAAACAAAATCACACCACTGCGCGCCCGTGCAGGCCATCTGCCAGAGCATCTGGGGCTGGTACTCGGTGGGGACGCCGCCGGCCATCAGGTAGCCGATGTGGGTCTTGGTCTTGGGGCACTTGATCTCGACCAGGCCCTCGGGCTCGTTCTCGCCGTCCCATCCCACCATGCCGTCGGGGCTGGCCGCGCAGCGGTCGTCGCCGATGTGGACGACCATGCCGACCTGATCCACCAGGACGCCGTTCTCGACGCTGTATGCCTCCCGGGCCTCGGACTCGTGATCGACCCCCCAGGCCATGTCCTTGCTGAAGAACCCGTCCTCCTGGGGCTCCCCGGTGAGCATGGAGCAGACGATCTCCATCCGGAAGTCGGCGCGGGAGGCGGATTCGGCGGAGCCTTTGCCCTTGGCCAGCACGTCCTTGATGCGGCTGGCGGTGACGCGGCCGGCCCGGGCCTGCTTCCACTCGGGCGTTCCCTGCTCGACGTTGATGATGTTGAGCTTCATTTCTAGGCTCCCTTCTGAAGTTCGGCCTTGCGCTTGTCCTTCGCCTTGGCGATGGCGTCGAGAGCCGTCTTGTTCTTGGTGGGGTTGATGCGCAGGTAGACCTCGGTGTAGATCTCCTGGAGGTCCTGGAGGGTCCTGGCGGCGCGGATGTACTGCTCGTCGGCCTCGGTGTCGATGGGGGCCTGGGCGATGCGTCCGTCGCTGTCCTGGCCCCGGACGGCCATGCCGGTGATGGCCAGGAGGCCGTAACGCTGGAGGTAGGTGATCGTGGAGCCGACCTGCTGGATGTTGTTCTTGTTGCCAGAGTCGTCAGGAGCGCCTTCGAGGGTGAGCTGCTCGGAGTGGCCGGCGGAGTGCTGCAGGATGGTCGTGACATGGATCCGGCCGCCGATCTGCTTGGGCTCCCAGCGGAAGGACAGGCCCAGCGGACCCATGACGCGACCGATGGGCATGGAGACCTCCTCCAGGTCGGCATGCTTGTAATGAGTGCGCCCCTTGGCGCTGGAGAAGTCCACGGTGCAGTTCTTGTGCAGCTCGGGGGCGTTGGCGCGGAAGGCGCTCATGGCCTCCAGGAAGGCTTTCCGGGCGTTCTCCTTGTCCCACCGCTCCTGCATCTCCATGAGCCGCTCCATGCGGTCAAGGTCGATGTCGGAGCCCTGGGAAAGGGCGCGCTCGATCAGCATCATCGGCGTCGGGCTCTGGCGGAAGGGGGTGATCGAAACGCCGGGCTGCGCGATGGGGAGAAGCTCCAGAGGAGGCGCTTCCATGAGGGGGGCGGCATTCTTGGGCGGCGTCATACTGATTGCTCCTTGAAGTCGGGGAAGAGGGGTTGGAGGCAGAACAGCTCGGCGCGGGCAGCGAGAAATTCGTCGATGGCGGCCTGGTCTGCGGGGTTCCACATGTCGCGGGCGTCGATCCACTCACCATCGTCGCCACGCTCGCGGCACTTGGCCTGGAGTTCACGGAAGATGAGGAGGCGTCGGGCCAGCTCGTCTGCGGCTTTCTGGCAGCGGTGGGACATCAGCAAGCCTCCCTCCCGTCGTGCAGCTCGGCCACGTCCTTCTGGCACTCGCAGCAGAGGTGCTGGTCGAATTCCATTTCGATGGTCAGATGGTCGCCGCAGGCCGCGCATCGCTCGATGCGGCCAGAGGGGCGGAAGGTCATGTCGAGGAGGTTGCACATCAGGCGGCCCTCCTGATCGGAGCGGTCGGCTCCGGGTTGCGGGGCTTGCGCCTCGTGGGTTTGAAGCGGATGATGGTCATGTGTCCTCCTGCATGAGGCGCGGTTGTGGAAGCCCCCTCTGATCCAGGGGGCTTCTTGTTGTGGGGGTGAAAGGGTAGGAGCGGGTGAACTTCGATGAGCAGAGTATGGGTTTTAAACCCATGCGGAGTCAAGCCCTCAGTTCGAGAGATTTGTCACAATGTTGTAACTTTGATTGGACATAAAAAACCCCGGCAAGCCGGGGCTGTTCAGGGTGGGGTTGGGCTACTTGGTCGGGGCTGTGTTCGCCTTGACCATGTTGAGGATTCCGATGATCCGGGCCAGCCCTATCGGCATCGCGCCACCCGCCATGCCGTAGATCAGCGGCATTGGCGAGCCCTCAACGATGGCCCCGATTACGCCGCCAACCAGGACGATGACGCCCAGGAC